CGTGGCCATTATGGCCCACTAGAGCACCCGCAAATTACTTTTTGCATGACTGGCTTTCCGCATTCAGTGATGCAACAAGCTCGAACACATCGTGTTGGCGTCAGCTTTGATGTTCAGTCGATGCGCTATACGGGCGCACGAGTTTGCGACGTGGCTTTGGGTAAATGCGACGTAGAGGAAGTTTTTTACTTGAGGCCTCCCGGAGCCTACACAAATCGGCAAGGGAAAAAGTACGTCTACACCGAAGACCTCAGGAACCTTGGCTTAGATCAATGCCACATTGCATCTCAGCTTTACCTGGCTCATGTCAAAGAAGGCGTTGCTGAAGAACAGGCAAGAGGGCTGCTTCCCTTCGATTTTCGGCAAAACTTTGTTGTCAGTTTCAACTTAAGGAGTGCGCTCCACTTCTTGGACCTCCGGGCCAAGGCGGATGCCCAGCCAGAGATCATTCAAATGTGCGATTTGATGTTGCCTCACCTCAAGGGCTGGTCACCTGAGGTCATGGCCTACTACGTTGACAAGCGCCTAGGCAAAGCAAAGCTCGCTCCATGAGACTTGAAGAGGCTCTTGGTCTCCTGTACAGGGGTCGCGCAAACGTGGCGAAACAGGCCAAGAACCTCGGTATGTCCACCGCCGAACTTCAAGAAAGGTTTAGGGCTTACGTCTCACAAGTGCCCTTCGAGCGCACAGATTGGGAGAAGTCTGAAGAGCTTTGCTGGCCTTACATCACCTGATCAAACATGAGATGCCCGAATTGCGACTCTTCTTGGCACAAGGTTCGCGAAACACGTCAAACCACTGGTTCTTCAATCTCCAGAATTAGGACTTGCGGCCATTGCGAGCACGTCTGGTACACGGCTGAAATCCCAGTTCACCGCTCTAACGGTTGCCACTCCTACAGCCGAAGCCCCAGGAGCGGTGGCCAGTTTGGCGTCAAGCCCAAGCTAATTGAAGAGTTGAAGGCACTGGCTGCTCGTGAAATTACCGTAGAGGAGTGAGCTATCAACCGCACCTTGCCGCTATGAGCTGCGGCTGCCAGCTAGTTTTTATTGGCGCGGTTTCCCTGTTCAAGCCGTGGTTTTTTGATGGTGGAGTTGTCTACTGGGGGCAACTTCAAGACACAGAATCTGCAGCACTTGAACAGGCTGAGATACTAAGGGCTACACACCATTAATCTGTGGCCTCTCTGCGTTATCACGCCGGTCGCATGGTCCTCAGCCAAGAGGATGGGACTTGGCGCGTCAAGATAAAAACTAAAACTTCTCGGGTTACCTATCTGCTGTCTGCCACAGAGGTTGAGCAGGCTGTCTTAGAGGCCGAACAGCTGTATGCCGATGCAAGGTGCATTAACAATGGTCAGCCCCGATGCATGGACTGCATACACTGGGAAACGGTAAAGGCTGACTGCAATGTCGGCTGCCCAGAAGGGAGGATGACGGGTGGAAGCTTCGCCAAGGAATGCGCCTATTTCTGGGGCCATACCGACTAACGCATTTGATTGCGGAGACGGCTACTTCATCACCCAAGGCCTTGAACCAATAGGCGAGCCAAGATATTGCGCTTGCAGTCCTGATGGTCACCAGCGGTTCGCCAATGATCTTTGGCAGGCTGAGATCTACATTCACCAGATGAAAGATGCCGCTGCCAACGCTCACAAAGGTGAAACGTAACGGCCGCTGGTACTGGGCGGTCACCTACTCAGGGATGACTCGGTATTTTCCTGAGTCAAAAGACTGGCTTGCGACCTCTATTTATCGTCAAGCATTAAGTCTTGTTCTGCAATCCGAGCAACAGCCTGCTTCAGAAGCTTCGTCTGATGCCAGTTCTGACGAGTCAAGCTAACAGCCAGCTCTTGAAGCTTTTGAAGATCATCAGCCCTTCCAATGGCCCTGATCATCTTTTCTAGCTCCAGCTCCTCCGGGAGGCTGAGGGTGACGCACATCCAGTCGGTCCACCCCATTTGCTTGCTCCAAAGACTTCAAGATGTCACGTTCCTCTTTATAGGGAGGATTCGACCTTATGCGCATGTAATCATGCACGGCCGGAAAAAGCCATTCATGAACTGGAAGACAGTATTCCCAATTGACCGGCTGAAGGCAGCCGATCACTACAGTTGACCAGAAAGCGCCTAGATACGACCAGATCTGGTACAGAGACTGCATTTTGCTAGGCAACCGCCGGCATCACGGTTAGATGATTGTTGTAATGACCAGTCAGCGCATAACTCTTGGCAGGGGTTGAACTCATGAGATGAAAAACCATCTGCCCAATCTTCAAGCCAGGGTAAAGCGGGATGGGATGAAGCCTGCGCTCATTTTTTAATTCAAGTGTCAGTCGGCTTCCATGCCAGCCTGGATCGCACCAGCCAGCAAGCATGTGACCGTAAAAATCACGGGCACGGCTTGATTTGAGTACAAATTGCGCGCTGATGTCTTCTGGAAGATTGAAGAGCTCAATAGTCTCAGCCAAGCAAATCTCGCCGGGCAGGAGAAAGTAGGGATCATCTGCCGTCTTGGTGGAGATGTCGATTCGCATGAGCTCTGGCGTCTCGATCACCTCCATCATCAGGTGATTACCTAGACGGACATCAAGGCTCGCAGGATTGACCAGGTCTGGCTCAAAAGGAGTGACCATCTGACTGCCCTCGCAACGCGCGCGGATTTCCCAATCGCTCAGGACAGCCATAAACGGGTCAAAAAGTCAGCCTACTCGTCATCAACAAGGATGACCCATCCACTGGGACGGCCTTCGACCTGCCACCGCTGCCTGAAAGCAGCCCGAGGAATCTTGATTCCTTTGCCGCCATATCGGCTGTAATGACCACCTCTTTCGATATCTGGCGAACCCATTGGGTCGTTCATCACCCAGATGCTGTCTGGAGAATTCAGCCCTTCGTAGCCGATGATGACGCTCCAATGACCGCAGTTGGAATCACCGCAAACCGGTGCTTCACCTGAGCTGATATTTCCGTGATGCAGCCAACCGACAAGCACTGGCCTGCCAGCTGCAATCTCAGCTTCCACCAGCTCGTCATCGGCATCCATCCTGAATTCAGCCTTAAGACCCAGCGCCCTCAAGGCTTTTACATGCGCATGGACTGAAGTCGTGCCGCCAAACCTTTCTCTGACAGCCTTGTATGCCTCATAGCTGTCTACCTTCTTGTAGGAAGCGGCAACCATGGCAGCTGCTGCAGTGAAACACATCCGATACCCAAGGCCGGATCTGTCATCCATTTGATGGAAGTACGGAACCAGCACTTCTTGCGCGATCCCTGAGGCCTTCCATGCTTCGTACCAAGCAGCGTCTTCTTGCAAGAGCTCCTTGGGGATTGAGTCTTCTAGCTCTTTGATCGCGGCATTTTGGTGAGGGGTATTGCGATACCACTGAAAGAAGGGGAGCAGTGCCAGTGCCATTGGAATCGCAAAGACTCTCTTCATTTCGACAATGATGGCGCGAAGCAGCTTTTATGACCATCCATGAAGCCAATCCAATAGAAGCCAACTGCAAAAGGGCTCAGTGACAGGAAGGCTGAGCCCACCGTTAGAAAGGCGACGATGACCAGCATCGTCATCCTTTTCACTTGTCAGTTCGGCGAGCAGGGAAAAGATTTGCCTCGACGAAGTCCACGACTTTGTCGTCGACCGTATTTTCTGTCTGCTTGGAGTAAGCGCGCAGAAGGTCCAAGACGAGATCTTTGACGCTGTCAGACTTAAGGAATCTGAACAGAATCGGCTTGATTAAAAACAGCATCACCTGTCGGCAAACGAAAAAAGTCTAGTTCCTATCTGAGTGACCTTCCAGTCGTGCCACTGATCGCTCCAAGTCACTCAACCTTGAAAAGACTTCGACGTCACGGCTCTTGATGTCGGAATGCAGGACATTGAGCCTGAGCGACAGGTTGTCGACTGCTTCTGTTAGACGTACCAAGGACTCGCGGCTTTGTTGTCCTTGTTTACTTATCCCAGTCGCTCCAAGGCCCGCGACTGTAATTGACGCACCAGCGACGGCAGCCCAGACTTCAACCATGCCTTCGACCTCAGCACTGAAGCATCATGCCAGATCCACAAGAGAATCATGAAAAAGAAGGGGTGTCCGTTGCAGACCTAGTGAAATGCGCTGTTTTGGTTTGGAGCGCGACACTTCTGACCGTCTCATATTTGGGATTTTTCCCTCAAATGAAGATGGACAATACGTTCGTGGCCAGCTTGCTGACTGGTGCCATGGCGTCGTTCGGCATTGAGCGCAAAGCTGGTAACGGAAATACCCCTAAAAAACAAACGCCTAAAATCAACTCGAATGAGCCTTCCAGATGAAACGCCTTTTACTCTTGGCATCAGTTTTGGCTTTTGCTCCTGCAGCCAACGCTGATATCACCCACAAGATTCAGTCCTCGATTTCGTTGACTGTCGATGGTGCAGCATCCGCCGCCAAGCGAATTGGCAGCGCTTATAGCGTTACTGGTAACAACATCACCCTTGACACTGCTGGCGGACTAGGCGCGTTAACCGCAGGTAGTGCAGTTGGTTACACGGCTGCTTCGTACAGCGTGACGACTGCTGGCGATGCATTCAGCTTTACCGAGAATTTCTTGGAAGGCGACGCGACACCTAGCGCCACAACCGTGACCAGTGGAGTGGTGGGTTCACTGCCAATGCTGGGTGACACCACTACCACTTCTGGTGGAGTGGCCGGCTCTCTTGCAGGCACGATCGCATCTGATCATGCGCTGACCATTACTGCTGGCGGAGCAGGCACCTCGGCAATTGGCCAGATTGTCACGGAGCTGAGCATCGACTGATGAAAGCCCTGTCCTTTGGGGCCTTAGTGCTGACTGGCGGAGCTGTCTTGATGGCCTCGCCAGTTATCGCCGCACCAGTGATCCCTAATTTCACGACTGGCAGCATGACCAGTCACACCGAGACCACTAGCAAGGTCACAGAAACGATTGTCAGTGAGTCCTACGGGACAGGCTGGGAATACACAGTCACTGGTACAAACGTTCAGCATGATGGGACTTCTTTGACCCCTGGAACTACAACCGTTAATTCATGGACAGGGCTAGACACGACTGCCAAGCCGAACTGGACTATCGTGGTTCCGGGAGACAGTTTTCAGTTCAGCGAAACGTACTCTGGCCCTGGCCTCGCAAACATAACCACTATTCAAAAGGTCACCGAAATCCAGCAAATTACGGACACTATCTCTACTTTCTCGCAGTAGTGCTCGCTGTCCCCGCAAACGCGGAGACGATTGGTGGTGTGTCTGCGACTGCATCGCCAACTGCGACATCTTCAGGCTCGGTGACCAACCAAGCTGTGATGATCGCCCCGTCACAGGCTTTTACCTCTTCATACGGCAATGGTATTCAGTGCCAAGGTCCAACATTGACAGTGACGCCCTATGTCAACCGATCCAAGTCATGGCAGTTTCCTTATGAAGCTAGTTATGACGATCATGTATACGACATTTCTGATTTGGATAATGACGGGCTTCTCGACAATCCGGGAAAAGTCTTATATTCCATGCCCACGAGGACAGGCCAAAAAGACAGTCACAATTGGTCAGGCGGAATTTCCGTGCAGGCAACAATCCCATTAGATGGCGGACTACAAGAGCGCTGCAAAGAGATGATTGATGCGAACATTAAGCTGCATAAACAGGCGGCCGAAACGAAACGACTAGAGTACGAAATTGCCAGGCTTAAAAACTGCGGAGAGCTCAAGCTCAAGGGTATTCAGTTTCACCCCAAGTCTCCCTATTACGCGGTCTGTGCCGACGTAATTGTGACGCCAAAGCCTGGGCAGGTACTACCTCATCGGCACGCTATTTCCGCAGTCGGCGCTGAGCCTGTCTCCTCTCAAAAACGCTAATTGGCTTAGTTGGGCGACCCAAGGCTTTTTGGGCTTTCTTGACTGCTGTCTTCATCGCGGGCTTGATTAATTTCAGCAGAAAAGGGGTTGCCACGCCAGCCGTGACACCAACAGCAGCCGTGATGCCAACAGTCGTTACTTGTGGAAGACTCGGAATCGCAGCTATAACTTGCTCAGAAAGAGGAATCTCTTCGTACAGGACAATGCACTTACCTTCTTGAATCTCGTAACCCGAAATTCTTTTTTCTCCACCTTGCACAAGCGTTCCAACTTCTTTGGCGCGCAGTGGAGGGCACCGCACATCCTGGTCCGTGGGCGATTTTGTGTTGGTAAAATCCAGCGGCAGCTTCGCTGGGCCTGTTGGTGTTTCAGAAGAAGATTCTGAAGAGTCAGTCGCCTTGGAGCCAGTCCGGCTACGAGCCTTGGGCAGAGTCAACTTTGGGACTACTGGCTCGACAGGTGTCGCATTCTCGTTGTAGTCGCTTGCCTTAAACGAAGGCATGCTTATGACTGGCACTCCGATATCAACAGTGACCGGCGGCGCCTTTGGGATAGAAAGAGCTGGGGACTGAACCCAGACCCGTCCAACCCCAACAGAAGGTATCTCAGGCATCAGCCTTGATTCGTTCAATCAAGCGACGCAAATACCACTCAGCCTTTTGAGCGTCCTGCAGCGAGCTCTCTTTGTGCCACATTCGCAGCAAATACTTCAATGACTGTCCCTGCAAATAGGCGCTCACCACATCAGATGAGCCCTGCATCGCATCTTCGATCACCTCGATCGCTTCAATGCGTCCTTGCGTGTAGTGAGAGGGCGAGTGGACCTGATCAGGCATTAAAAAGGAATTGCAGGACCAGTCTTGCTTGGCATTAGCTCTTTCACTTGGCCAGGCATTGCGTCGGTGACCGAGCTTTCGATCTTGTCGAACAGCATCGTGGTCAGTCGAACCTCAATTTCACTGACTACCTTTTGCGCCATCGCAGGGCCACGAACCGCTGCAAACACAAAAATTCCACTGTTAGCCAGTGCTAGCAGGAAACCGCCGATGGCAAGGACGTTGATGGTTTTTTGCATGACAAGAAAAAACCCTCTTGGCGGTGTGAGGAACCAAGAGGGCTGTGCTTCTCCTTCGCGACTAAAGGATAATCAGAATTTGAACTTTCCGCCAACCTTCAGGCCATAGCCGGCATCAGCATCGTCGTATTTTGCGACAGACACCTCGCCATACAGGTCGAAGTTTTCGGACACAGGGGCCGAAACGCCAGTCTTGGCAGAGAAGCCGACTTCAGCTTCGCCGCCGTCAGGCATCAGGACGCTGGGGCCACCTTGGATATACCAAGAGCCTTGCTCGTAGCCGAAATGTCCATCAAGCACGCTGCCGCCATAGTTCGAGCCAGCCCAGCCAGCATTGAACTCAGGATTCAGGTAAAAATTGTCGGCGAACGCAGGAGTGGCCAGCGCAGCTACGGAAGCGGCGGCACCACTCGCAATCAGAGCTTTGAACATCTTGGGTAAAACTAAGATTTTCCCTGGCCACGATATCTCTTTTTGCCTCTTTTGGCTTTGGAGTTTGTGCCATTACCTTGTCTGGTCCGTTTGGGCTTTCCTGGAACAAAGTTTTTGCCGCTAAGTGATTTCGCCATCAGCCAAGGAAATTGATGTACTTGAAATGAAGGCCGGTGTACAACCCATGCATCTCGTGCTTGGGATCGTCACGCTGGTCATACAGGTAAAGCTCTTCGATCCAGCGCTGACGATTGGACATTGCCTCAATGTCCTCCGCGCCAAACTTTCCGGGAATCATTGGATCAGGACGGCTTGCCATGATTAAGCTTCCAACATTGCGTTGCCACGAGTGATGGCATCAGTCAAAGGCGTCAAATCCTTGTCGCCCCAGTCGGTCAACGGGACATAAAGCTCGAGGTGCTCAACGTTGCGACGAATGTCGTCGATGTCGTCTTCAGTGCGAAGCGCTGCATCAATCGCCTCAACGCCATCAATGACGCCAACACTGTCCAAACAGGCGCTGTAGTCCTGCTCAACAGTCTCGGTGTTTCGTGGGAACTGCATTGATTTAAGGGGCGACGGGCCACGTCACATCACTTGGGAAGCCTACTTGCTGCGGCAAATCCCGCAAAGCTTGTCGGTAAGTTGCCCA